TGGGCAGGGTCTAAACTCCCTTTTCTATAACTTCCTGTTTTTACTCTACCTGCAGAAGAATGAATTTTGCTATTAACATCTAAATTATAACTTGGAGTTGTCATTCCAATTCCAATTCTTTTTTTACTAAAATCCCCTTGAATTAATGGCGTTGAATTAATGTTCGCTTGTTTAACTATGAATTGATTTGAAGCTGCATTATTCTTTCCTGCTTGATAACCTATTGCCACAACATCATCTTTCGTATTCCCCCTTGTTGCCTCGTATCCAATACCAATAACTCTTGCTCCTGAATTTTGATAACCTGCTAACACACCTATAGCTGTTTGATAAATTCCTGTGTTTTCATATCCTGCTTCGTCGCCTATAGCTGTTTGACCCTCTCCTGTGTTTGATTGACCTGCTTGAAGTCCTAAAGCTGTTTGATAAGCTCCTGTGTTTGAATAACCTGCAGCATAACCTAAAGCTGTTTGATAAATTCCTGTGTTTTCATATCCTGCATTATAACCTAAAGCTGTTTGACCAGCATTTGTGTTTGATTGCCCTGCCTTATAACCTATAGCTGTTTGTTTTTTAGATGATGCATTACCAGCATATTGACCAATTATAGTATTAGCATAATAAGTGTCTGTTCCTTTTGCTAATTTTAATGCCTGAACTCCGTCATAAAGATAAGCGCTTGAACTATCTATATTTATGTTTCCAGCAACATCTAAATCATATGTTGGAGAAGTTGTCCCAATACCAACTTTTCCAGAGTTATAATAGATATCTGTTCCTGTTTCTGTCCATAGTGAAGAACCACCACTTTCATCAGCAACTTCAAAGTTTCCAGATGTGGAATTATATTTTAAAATTTGATTATTTGCTATTCCTGTTAAATCAACATCAGATAAATCTCCTATACTTTCTCCTGTAATTCCTGTTAGATAACCTGCTGAGGCATGATTTCCCCAACCGTAAGCAATATCCCAATTATCAGCATTCCAATCAATATCTGCCTTTATTGCTGATACTGCTCTTGCATCTGCAAAGTATAAATTAGAACTTCCCTCTGTTAAATCGTCTGTGTCAAAAGAAGATAAATCTAATAAATTATCATCTACATATTTTTTATTTGCAATATCTAGATCATTAATTGGTGTTTTATTAATCTGTCCTGAATTTGTATTGAGATTTTTTTTAATAGTTACATTCTCATCAAAGATATCATTTAAACCATCTGCTCTTCCTGCCATAATTATTTAAGAAATAAGAAATTTATATATTTACCTATTCAAGAACTTGAGTTAGAACTATTTGTTTAGGCTCATGAACTTCTGTAACTCCATATTCACAGGCTTTAATTTCATCACCCATAAACTTGTCAGTTTTAGTATCAGTTTCTAATGGCATTAATTGTTTCCATGTTGCACACATCTTAGGCACTACGAATAAAGCATAGCTTGCAGGTACTACAGAAGCTGTGATAACTCTTACTCCTGCTGGGTTACCTATTTGTCCATTAAATGCTTTTTGTCCTTCAGAAGTCGCCTGAGCTCCTTTTTCGTATATGTAATGTACTATCTCTGGAGCTGTAGAGGGGTTAATAACTACTGCAAAATCATTTGCATTGTCATAGTATGCTTGAACTTGTGATTTCATTACTGCTAAGTCTTTAACTATTGCAGCTGAACTTTCATTCCAATATCCTCCCTGTAGTGTTCCTGTTAAAATATCTGCATCTGAAGAAAGAACAGAATAAATTTCATTGTCTACTGCTTTTGCTACTCCTTCAGCAATTCTTTTTATAGTCCTATTTCTTGTATCAATATTTTTAGCAATAATATCTTCATGATCTATTTTTCCGCTTAATCCATATTTCTCAATTCTTGAACTTACTTGTTCCCAACTTAATACAGCATTAGGAAATTCTGCTCCTCTAGGAATGCCTTTAATTGCGTTTCCTTCTTGTCCTTCAGGGACTGAAGTTTGTTCTCTAAAAAAGTAATTTTTCCATGAATTAGAACCAACTACTGAAACCAATTGTTTCATCTTGTAAGAATAATTAGCAATTTGCTTAATAGCATTATCATAGGTCTTTGCTCTTAACTTGTCTTCTCCTGTTTCGTAAAATGTCATTATTTCTTATTTCCTCTTTTTTTCTTTTTAGATTCTCTTTCTCTTGCTTTTTCTCTATCTATTGCACTTTCCTTTGGACTCATGCGAATACCTCTACATTTATAGTCTCTCCGTCTGAAGCTGCTTCTCTTGCAATTCCTACTACATTAGCAATTGATGCTGTCATGTCTGCATCTGTGCATTGCATAACATAATTTCCCGGTGAAGCAGTTTTAACATATGCATTTGCAGTAATTGCCCCACTGGCCACTAATTCATAGAAACCGCCTTTATCAGCAGTTATAGAAGTCTCAGTATTAAAAGCACTATCAGTAGAATTATTTACATCAGCATGAGCAAAACCACAGAAAGCGTCTCCTGTTCCTGTAGAAGCAGAAGCAGTATGAGGGTCTGCATTTTTTAAGTATGTTCCTTTTGGGATTGCCACTCCTGAAGCGCAGGAATATCTCCTAGAAGTTAGAATTTTTGTATCTCTTAAAACAGCTTCTCTTGCCATGTAAGATACTATATAATGAAGTATTTAAATCTTTCCCTCTTTTCTCAATTGATATAATTTTATTAAAGCGCCTAAAAATCCTTCTAAAATCAAAATAATTAATAAAAAATCTGTTAATATCATAAGAATTCTTGGAAATAATTTCCCATTATATCAAATTTATCTTCTTTAATTCCAATTACATGGATTGCCACTCCTGGAATTTTACAATTAGAAACTCCTCTCTCAAATTCTGCAGTAGAGAAACTGTCAGGAATTAATTTTGCTTCTTCTAAAATCTTGTTAGGAATTTTCTTACAACCAAACGCTTTTCTCAATCCAAAATGCCTTGATTTTAAACCTAAATTTCCAAAGCCATAACTGAGATTACTTTCAATTCCAAAGAATGAACATACTTCTGCTAATGCTTCTTTAGGAAAAACATATTCATAAGCTCCAAATACCGACGGTCTTAATGCTCCCTGTACTAAAGTTGTTTCTTCTTTTCCTGTTTCTTGATTAATTCTTCGCCATTTCCAATAAGCAGCCTGAGCATGAGCTTTCCATTGTTCCACTTGCTCAAATTTTCCTCTTGCAAATAAATACAAATGCATATTATTTCTTCTCAACCTCCTTCTTAATTCTTTTCATAAATCTTTTAGTGAAAGCTTTTTTATAAAATTTATTGATTTCAATAAAGTCTTTTTTAGATCTAGCTTTTCCATGAACTTTATATCCGTCTAGAAATCCTGCCTTATACATTTCAATTAAAGCTTCTCTTTCTTGAATAACTTTTTTTTTCTTTACCATTATCTAAAAGCATTTGCAATTTCATCTGCTTCTTTTTTGGCCGTTTCTTCCAAAAGTTCTTCTTTTGTTTTAGGGTTTCCGCTTCCTGCGTTTGCTTGTCCTCTTAATTGCTTTCTTGCGAATAATTCTTCTTCTCTTGCAATTAAAGCTTCTCGTCTATCATTTTCTTCTTTTTGTCTTTGGACGATTGCTTCTGTTCTTTCATAAAGCGTTTCCGTTGATGTTTTCTCTGGTTGCCCCGAAGCCTGTTCTTGTATTTCTTGTGTTTCTTTTTCTTCATCTGCCATTATTGCACACCTCCATTATAATACTGTTGAATTTTATTTTTTTGTAATTCAATGGCTTTATTTCCCAATTCTGCATTAGCCATTAATTGCTTTGCATAAGGTCTCATTAAAGGATTATATTTTCCTGAAACTTGAACTTTCCCTCTTGCTAAATTTTGCAATCCTTCAATTTCATCTAAATAAGTTAAACCCTCTTCTGCTGTCATAGCTCCCTCTTCTACTAAATTACCTACATCTCTCGCATAAATTGCTGAGCCACTTATAATATTATCTGAAGCTAACCATGACATTAAAATATCTGCGCTTACAACTGCCGCTCCAATTTGAACTCCTCTTTTTAATAATAATTTTTTTGTTCCTGCAACTCCTGCTTTTTGCAGTCCTTTAGTTACTGCAGCCCTTCCTGACATTGAGAATAATTTATTTACCCCTGCTCTTGATGCAGCTCCTGTAAAAGCTCTTTGTGTAAATACTGATTTAGCTCCTTGATAAGCTGTTCTAGTAATAACTGCTCTTCCCCCTGTGGCTGCCGTTGCTGCTGCAGCTCCTCCTCCTGCAAGAGCAAAACCTCCTAAAGTTACTAAAGTTAAAATTCCAAATCCTAATGCAATTGATGTTTTAGGGTCAGCTGCAATTTCATATAATCTTTCTGAGCCTAAAAGAGTTTCAGCATCTCTTTCTAATTCAGGAATTGCTTCAGGATTAAATTTTGTATCTCCTACAACATTATTCTTTGCTTTATCAAAATTTTTCATTTCTTCTATTGATGGCTCTCCCCTTATTTCTCTCGCAGCTTCTTCTCCTTCTAATTGAACTTTATTTTGTCTTTCAATATGTAATGGAGTTTTATTTTTTTCTTTAACTTCTCCTTCTGTTAATTTTTTATATTCTGTTCCTTTTCCTGTTTTTAATTTTCTTATATTTTCTCCTTCTCCAACTACAATTCTTTTTCCGTTGCTTTCATAAATTTGCTTTCCTTTTTCTTCATAGTTTTTAACTCCTGAGCCTCCTGCAACTAAAAATTCTGTAACTTCATTTTTATTTTTTGAAATAGATTGTTTTCTGTTGCTTGGAGCTCCTCCTCCTCCTCTCCCAATATTCATTGTACTTCCTTTGCTTCCTCCTCTAACTGAAACTGTCGCTGTAGCTCCTTTCTTTTTTCTTCTTCTATTAAATAATCCCATTTTTATCTGTTTAATGTTTTAATTAAGTTTTCAATAACGTTAGTATTTTGTTGAACTAATTTTCTCAAATCAATATAAACTAATAAAAAAGCCACTATTGGAAATCCAAAATTACTTAACATTTCAATTAATTCATTCATTGTCCTTCTCCTGCTGTGGTTTCACTAGCGTCTATATTCTGAGCCCCATCTTTTTTATTGTCAGATAATAATTCATTCTCTAAACTTGCAGGAAATTCTAAATCAATAGTTAATCCTAATTGATTAAATATTTGTTCTTCTATGAATAACTGTTCTTCTTCTATTGTTTGTTGAAATGCTAAATAAGCAATCTTTGCTGAGGCTTCTGTAAATTCTCCACTTCCCCCTAGAATAATCTTTGGCACTTGAGCTACTTCATAAAACATTTTGTCTAAATATTGTATCCATGCAATAGGATTTAAAGTTGCATTAGGAGCTACTGCGATTAATTCTGCGTCTGACACGTCCATAGGCTCGTAAATGTTTTCTCCTGCTCCTGTTGCTGCATCTTGTTTTGCTTTGTATTCTTTAATTTCGTCTGGGTCATCAGTATTTAATTTAAACTTCCATTGAGGTTTTACAAATCTATGCATTACAGTTTTATAATCAGACATAGCTTCATTCTTCATTAAAATAATATCCTTTAAACTTTCAATCATAGAAACTCCGTGTATTTCGTCGGCAACTCTATTTCTTGCTAAATGGAATATTTTTTCCGGTTTGAATTTCTTTGGGTCTTCTCCTTCTACTTTTGAAATTTGTTCGTATCTTTTTATTATTCCGTATTCATCTGAGATTATTTTTATTGAACTTGGATCTAAAATTTTCAAATTTTCAAATTCGTCTTCATCATTAAAAATAATTTCTGCAAATGCATCTCCTCCAATGTTGTATGTTCTAATCATATTTTCTAAAATTGTGTTAAAAGTATCAAATCCTGTCCCATCAAAAAAACTTAATATTCCTGTTGTTTCATTGTCTGCTTCAAATCCTTTCCCTACTGTCCATGTTGCTTTGGCGTCAATAACTGCTCTTAATTCAGGGATCTCTTTGTAGTATCCTAAATTTTGCCCCCAATCATTATTAACATATTCATATTCTCCAATTCCTGTTGCTCCATCAGTATGTTTTACATCTACCGAATAATCTTCCATAGCTGTATCTAAATCGCTTGCCACTGCTGAGTTTATTGTGTTATCTGTCATTTTATATATCTAATTTAAATGGTAAAGCTATTCTAAATTTAGTTGAAGCTAAACTGCTATCTGCAAATCTTGTATTGCTTCTCCCCATTGGGTCAATTCCTACATAAGTATCATCACTACCTATATTATATCCTTTAAATTTTAATATTAATTTTTCATTTGGTTTTATTGTCACATTTGAAATTTCCATTTTTCCTAAAATATTACTCTCATTAACAATATTTCCAAACA